TGTATTCCACCCCATGTTAACCGAAGCCGTTGTGCGCTTTCAATCTGAGTCGATCACCGAGACATTCCCAGCACAGGGACCAGTACGTACCAAGATCATTGGTAAAGAAACACCGCAAGTTAAAGAAGCCGCTGTTCGTGTTGAAGAAGACATGAACTACGAGTTAACCGAAGTAATGACCGAGTACCGCCCAGAGCATGAGCGCATGTTGTGGAGTTTGCCAGCAACCGGTTCAGCATTTAAGAAGGTGTATTTTGATCCCAGCTTGGGACGTCAAGTGGCGATGTTTGTGCCAGCAGAAGATGTAATACTGCCTTACGGTACTACGGACTTGGATACGTGCTATCGCTTAACGCACGTTATGCGCAAAACCAAAAACGACATTATTAAGTTGCAGCAAGGCGGGTTCTACATGGACGTAGAACTGCCTGACCCGTCCAAAACAACAGAGAATATTCAGCAGGCTAAAGATAAAGAGACCGGCTTTTCTGACTTAAACGACGAACGTTATACGCTCTACGAGTGCCATGTTGATCTGGTTATTGAAGACGACGAGTATTGCGACAAAGATGATGACGGCGAGCCTACAGGCGTAGCACTGCCTTACGTTGTTACCTTAATTAAAGACACCAACACCATTCTAGCCATTCGCCGTAACTGGAAAGAAGACGACAAGCTAAAACTAAAGCGTATGCACTTTGTGCACTACCAGTACATCCCCGGCTTTGGTGCGTATGGTTTTGGTCTGTTCCACTTAATAGGTGGCTTCGCTAAGAACGCGACAAGCTTGATGAGGCAACTCGTTGATGCAGGCACGTTGTCGAATTTGCCGGGCGGGTTGAAGTCCAGAGGTTTGCGTATTAAAGGCGATGACACGCCGATTGCTCCGGGTGAATGGCGAGATGTGGACGTAGCATCAGGAAACATACGCGACTCGATACTACCGCTGCCGTATAAAGAACCAAGCACCACACTGTACAATTTACTGAACACTATTGTTGACGAAGGCCGTCGCTTTGCTGCGACTGCGGATATGAAAGTATCCGATATGTCGGCTAACAGCCCAGTAGGTTCGACTCTGGCAATTCTTGAGCGTCAATTAAAAGTCATGACGGCAGTGCAGGCACGTATGCACTACACGTTAAAGCGCGAGTTAAAGCTCATCAAAGAACTCATACGCGACTACACCGACCCTAACTATGAGTACGATCCAGAGTACGGTACCAAGAAAGCCAAGCAAGAAGACTACGACAAGGTTGACCTGATCCCTGTATCAGACCCTAATGCTGCCACGATGTCGCAGCGCGTAGTTCAGTACCAAGCCGTCATTCAAATGGCACAGATGGCACCGGATATTTACAACCTGCCAGAACTGCACCGCTCGATGTTAAACGTCTTAGGTATTAAAAACGCAGAGAAGCTTGTGCCGTTGGAAGATGACATGAAACCAAAAGACCCTGTGTCGGAGAACATGGACATCATTCGTTGCGAGCCAGCAAAAGCGTTCTTCTACCAAGATCACGATGCGCATATCAAAGTGCACATGGCTGCTGCACAAGACCCAATGATTCAACAGTTAGTTGGTCAGAATCCAAAAGCTCCACAGATCATGGCGGCAATGTCAGCGCATATATCGGAACACGTTGCTTACGCATATCGTCAGAAGATCGAACAGCAGTTGGGTATGCCACTACCTCCAGAAGACGACAAGTTGCCACCAGAAATAGAAACAGCACTGTCGGGAATGATGGCGCAAGCGGCGCAACAAGTGTTGATGCAAAACCAAGCGCAAGCTGCACAGCAGCAGGCACAACAACAAATGCAAGACCCGATGTTCCAGTTGCAGCAGCAAGAAATGCAGATCAAACAAAAAGAAGTAGAGCTAAAAGAGAAAAAGATGATGACAGACGCTGCTGCCAAAGCAGACGAACTGCATTTGAAGAAAGAACAGTTGCAGGGAACCATGCAGTTAAAAGGTGTGGAGCTTGGTTTAAAAACCAAAGCAGAGCAAGCACGGGAAACTGCGGCAAACGAAAAAGAAGGACTGCGGATTGGTGCCGATATAGCCAAAACACGCGCAGAGCAAGCGATGCGCACTAATCAGAATAAAAAGGACACGACTAACAAATGATGGACGACTACTTCGCAAGCGTATTGCGCGACAAAATACGTAAAGATATGAACGATTACACAGACGACATGGCTAATGGAGTCTGTGCAGATTTTGCTGGGTATCAAAAACTCTGTGGGGTTATTCAAGGTCTTGCCCTCGCGGAGCGCCACTTATTAGACCTTGTTGAAGCACAACAGAAAGCTGAGGATGAAGATGAGCGAACTACTTTTGCCGCCGGGGATTCAAATGCCGGAGCCAATTCAACAAATCGAAAAGCCAAACGAGGAAATCCCTATTGAAGAACGAGGCCGCGTGCTTCCTAGACCGCAAGGTTGGAAGATTTTGTGTGGTGTTCCTGAAGTAACCGATACGTTTGAAAACTCGGACATTATTCGTCCAGAGATAGGTAGACGCGCAGAAGAAACAGCAACCGCTGTGTTGTTTGTATTAAAAGTAGGTTTGTTGGCATACAAGGACAAAGACAAGTTTGGTGAAGACTTGGTGCCTTGGTGTAAAGAAGGTGATTTTATTTTGGTACGTACGTATTCCGGTACGCGTTTCAAAATCTTTGGTCGAGAGTTCCGACTGATAAACGACGATCAAGTTGATGCTGTCGTGGATGATCCACGCGGAATTACCCGCGCTTAATAGGAGATATACATGAGTGAGTTTAAATTTCCTGACGAGGACGATGTACAAGTCGAGTCTCAACAGGACGATGCCGTCGCAAAGGATCAAAACGACGTCGAAATAGAAATAGTTGACGATACGCCTGCAAAAGACAGAGGCCGCAAGCCTTTGGACAAGGACGTAGAAGACCCTACCGACGACGAGATCGAGAATTACTCGGAAAAAGTACAAGTTCGTATCAAAGAACTGACGCATGCGCGGCATGATGAGCGCAGAGCCAAAGAAAACTTGTTACGTGAAAAGCAGGAAATGGAAAATCTGCTGTCGTACATGGCAGAAGAGAACAAAAAGCTTAAGCAAACCGTTAATAACGGCCAAGAGTACGTTATTTCTTCGGCAAAAGAATCCGCAGATGCACAACTTCAATCTGCTCGCCGTCAATTGAAGGATGCGCAAGAGTCTTTTGACACGGATGCTATAATTGCGGCACAAGAAGCACTTACCGATGCAAAATTGCGGTTGCAACAGGTGCAGAATTACCGTCCTACCCCTTTACAGGAAGATGTAGAACCTGTACAAAGTCAACAGTTACAGCAATACCAACAACCCGAACCGGTTGCCGACGAAAAGACGCTGCGCTGGCAGGCAAGAAACCAGTGGTACGGTCAACCCGGGTTTGAAGAATACACCAGCTACGCACTAGGGCTGCATCACAAGCTAGTCAACGCAGGGGTAGACCCGCGCACAGGGCAATATTTCGAGCAAATTGACGCTCGCCTCAAGAAAACGTTCCCCGAGTTATTCGGATCGAATGGCGATTCTACGCCAGAACCTACAAGTTCTGAGCCTTCAAGAAGCAAACCTGCATCTATTGTTGCGCCAGCGAGTCGCTCGACTGGGACAAGGAAAATCCAACTTACGACAAGACAATTAGACCTTGCTCGTAAATACGGATTGACACCGCAGCAGTATGCTGCCGAAGTAGCTAAATTGGAGAAATCAAATGGCTGAAAATCGTACACCTCGTGACGTAGTATCTCGTGATAAATCTGCTCGCGCAGTCTATGTTCCACCATCATCACTGCCTGATCCTACCCCTGAACCGGGCTGGGCATATCGTTATATTGCAACACATATTAACGGTACACCTAATCCAAACTACTCCTTACGTATGCGTGAGGGATGGGTTCCGGTCAAAGCAGCAGACCATCCTGAGCTTATGCTAGGGACAGATGCAAATGGAAATGTAGAACATGGCGGTTTAATTCTGTGCAAGATGCCAGAAGAAAAAGCGTATGCACGTAACGACTATTACTTGAAACAGTCGGAACAGAATGTTGAGGCAGTTGACAACACTTTCATGCGCCAGAACGACCCAAGGATGCCTCTGTTTAATGAACGGAAGTCCACAACGTCTTTTGGCAAAGGTAACAAGTAGTTCTTTTTATTAATTAGGAGATAATATGGCTTATCCTACTGTATCAGCCACTTATGGCTACAAGCCAGTAAATCTCATTGGTGGTCAAGTGTATGCCGGATCGACACGTAATATGCCGATTCAATACAACTCCAGCACTGCGATTTTCTATGGCGATTTGGTGTATTTAAACGCTGGTTATGCGGATCGTATTACGTATCCTTTGACTTCTACTAACACTACTGTTGGTGTTTTCTTAGGCTGCTACTATACAAACCCAACGACTAAACAGCGTTTGTTCTCGCAATACTATCCCGGTTCTATTTTGGCTGGTGATATCACTGCAATCGTTGCCGATGATCCTGATCTGGTTATCCAGACTGCTGTAGCTACTGGCGCGGCTACTGGTGTTGTTGGTTCAGCTTCGTCAATTCTGCTTGGCTTTAACATGGCTGGCACTACTACAACAGGTTCAACCTCGACTGGTAATGGCACAGGCGGTGTTGTCGCATCTTCTGCTACTGGCGCGGCTTCTAGTGGCTTCCGCGTTGTTGGTTTGGTCCCAGATACGCAAATCACTTCGTCGGGAACAGTAGTTGGCTACACAACTAGCGGCACGGCTGGCGCTAACTCGATATCAATCTCGGGTTTGACTTTGAACCAAATCATTCCTTTGGGAACTGACGTGTTTAAAAACGTTAATGGTCAACTGCAATTTACTGGCGCTACTACATCAGCTTCGACAACTGTTAGCTCTATTACGTCCCAGCAGATTAACACCATCAGCTTAAATACTAACAACGTTAGTACATTAACAGCCGGTGATGTTTTGGCATTGGTACAAACCCCTGAAGTTCTGGTAAAACTGAACTTTGGTACACACCGCTATAACATAGCATAAGGAGCATAAATAATGGCTATTTCACGCGCACAACTATTGAAAGAGCTGCTCCCCGGCCTGAACGCTTTGTTCGGTTTGGAGTATGCTCGTTACGGCGAAGAACACAAAGAGATTTACGAAACAGAAACCTCTGAGCGTTCTTTTGAAGAAGAAACTAAACTTTCAGGTTTCAGTGCAGCAGCGGTCAAAAACGAGGGCAGCGCCATTCGTTATGACAATGCACAAGAAGCTTGGACTGCTCGATACAACCACGAAACGATTGCCCAAGGCTTTGCAATCACTGAAGAAGCGATTGAAGATAACCTGTACGACTCACTGTCGTCACGTTACACCAAAGCTTTGGCTCGTTCAATGGCGTACACCAAGCAAGTTAAAGCGGCTGCAATTTTGAACAACGGTTTCTCGTCTGCTTACCCCGGTGGCGACGGTGTTGCTCTGTTCTCAACTGCACACCCTTTGATTAATGGCGGCACTAACGCTAACACTCCTACCACTGCTGCTGACTTGAACGAAACATCGTTGGAAAACGCTGTTATCGGAATTGCTGCATGGACGGACGAGCGTGGCCTGTTGATCGCTGCTCGCCCACGTAAACTGATTGTTCCACCAGCATTGCAATTCGTTGCAACCCGTCTGTTGGAAACAAGTCTGCGTGTTGGTACAACGGACAACGATATCAACGCATTGAAGAACAATGGTTCGATCCCAGAAGGCTATACGATCAACCACTTCTTGACCGACACAAACGGCTGGTATTTAACTACTGACGTTCCAAACGGCATGAAGCACTTTGTTCGTTCACCATTGGCGCAATCAATGGACGGTGACTTCGATACAGGTAACGTTCGTTACAAGGCTCGTGAGCGTTATTCGTTCGGTTTCTCCGATCCACTAGGCATGTACGCATCGCCCGGCGCAGCTTAATCCGGTGTAATCAGGTGTTTAAACGGGGCTTCGGCCCCGTTTTATTTTCAAAAGGTAGGTACTTATGGACAACTTCATACAAAAACAAATCGAAGCATCAGAGCGTTTGTACAACATGATGATGGCAGACCACAAAGAACGGTTTGAAAAAATTGCAGAAGCTTATAATCTAAGCGAAAGTTTGCAGAAAAAAATAAACGAACGCGACGCGGAGATAGCAAAACTACGCCGTCAACTGCTTGCTTATGAGACGATGGAGCGTATGTAAACATATTTCAGGTTTGTCATAATTATCGTGTAGGATGTTTTTGCAGCCTGTGGGGGTTGCTTTTTTGACTACGGAGATTATCATGATTGTAACTGTTACTATGGCACTAGA